GATATGTTTTTGATATGTAAGCAAGTAGACTTTCACGTATAGTGTCAAAGTCGTATGCTTTTAAGCTAACGTTAGTGAAGGCAGTATAAACCGAACTCCATGTCTCACTAGCAAATAAGTTATCTATTCTGTCTTGACTCATTTTATTCTCTCTGTAGGTCTATTGTTAAAGTCACTGGTTCTTTTTCCGGTAGTAAATCTACCGATATAGACGCCGTTACTGTGTGTTCTGACTCTGATAGATTAATACTTCTTAATGTAACTCTTGGATCGTCATTTACTATCTCTGTCAAATCATCTTCTATAATTTGTTTTATATCAGAGGTCAATGGCTCAAACACCAATTCATGTATAATAGATCCATATGTAGGCATCATTACTCTTTCACCTTTACGTGTCATTATATTGTTCATCAAATCTTCAACAACTAACTCTTTTCCTGTTAGTGTATGATTGATTGCCAACTTATTTTTAGTACTAAAACCTATAAATCTTGCCATTTTTAAATCTCTCTGTATATTAAGAGTATTTATCAACTTATAAACTTCGAACTTTTAACTTGACAATAATATCAAAATCCTCTATACTTTTACTATTATTAAGGAGTATATATAGATTATGCCTAATTTAGTACCTATGGTCATTGACCAAACTGCAAATGGAGAACGTAGTTTTGATATTTTCTCACGTTTGCTCAAAGAAAGAGTCATATTTCTCACAGGTGAAGTAAATGACTATCAATCTGATTTAATTTGTGCCCAATTTTTATTTTTAGAGGCAGAAAATCCTGAAAAAGATATACACTTTTATATCAATTCACCGGGCGGTGCAGTTACGGCTGGCATGGCTATCTATGATACTATGCAATTTATCAAACCAGATGTTTCAACTATGGTCATAGGACAAGCATGTTCTATGGGTTCATTGTTAGCAACTGCTGGTGCTCCTGGTAAAAGATATATGTTGCCAAATGCAAGACATATGATACACCAACCTAGCGGTGGTGCAGGTGGTCAGGCAACGGACATGGAAATTCAAGTTAAAGAAATCATGAAAGTAAAAGAACGTCTAATCAATATCTATGTAAAACATAATTCTAAGAAAAAGAAATATGCAGAATTACATGCCGATATGGAAAGAGATAATTTCATGGATCCTAAAGAATCATTAGACTATGGATTAATTGACGAAATTCTAGAAAAAAGACCCGCATAACTTCCCCTTAAACAATGAAAAGGAATATCATGATGTCCACAAAAGACACCATACGAAACAACTGGCCTCTGGTTGAGGAAAGAATTCGAACACTCTTTAACAAATATCGAACAGAATTTAAAAAAGATGGAATAGAATTTAGTACAAAACAACAAAGCGAGTTAATGAGTGAAATTGCTCAAGCAAGTTTCTTAAATGTTCTTAAAGAGAAAAATATAAATGCAGAAGTCAAAGTAGGTGTAAATGTTGCAGATATTTACATAGAGGGCGTTCCAGTAGAAATCAAAACATGTGGTGCTGAAAAGTGGCAAGGTGGAAGTTTCTCAAAACGACCTGGATTATATCTCTTATTGAGTTGGAAATATCTAGAATCAACTAAGCTATTTTGTGCAATGCAAGATATGGTTGAATCTGATTGGCGTAGTCATATGCTGAATGAAGACAATAAAATGAAGAAAAATGCAACCTATTATGGCACGTGGTATGGAAAAAGAGAGTTAGTAGAAGATAATAGATATGAACTATTAACTGGATGGATTGATATTATTGTAGAAAAGAAGGATGGATCTCCTAGAAAAGTGCCAAATATACACTTAAAATGGGTGTAAAAACTTGACAGAATCGAGAATCATGATATAGTAGTTACATAATCAAGAAAGAGAGGGATTATGACTACATACGCAGATGTTCATCAAGAAGCCAGTTCAAAAGCAACTACGGCTGTTAATACATTTTTTAATAACGTTTTAAAAGGCGAAGACCAATATGCATGTGGTTTTGCTTGGGTTACTGTTTATCCTAAAAATAAAGGTAATACTAAACTAGGTAAAGCTGAAAGGGCTGGACTAGAATCTATTGGTTTTAAGAAAGACTGGACAGGTAAAGGCTGGCAGTTGTGGAATCCTGGAAATTACGCAGGTCAGAATATAGACGCCAAAGAAGAAGGCGCACAAGTTTATGCTAATGTAATGAAGTCATACGGATTTAATGCTTATGCAGGGTCTAGGTTAGACTAAAAAACTTGACAGATTTGGGATCTGTGCTATATTAGAATCATGATGAAGGAGAGAGATATGAGTAAATTTGTTATCGAAACACAAATTCGTGAAAACTACGCATCGCATGATTCTGATTGGGATGGTGTTTCAGAATATTGGAAAAACAAAGGTGGCAACACTTATATTGTTGAGGCAGAAACAGCCGAAGAGGCTAAAACTGTTATTCCTTTAGTTACAGATTCTAACAATGCATTTGAAGAAAACTTTCTTGATTTCTTCCCTTGTGATGATGATTTCGAATCTGAGTTTCAAAAATCTCAAAAAGAATACGATGCCGATGGTTGGGATACTTTGTATCTTGACAAGGTTATTCGTAAAGGTAAAAAGTCAGGTGACTGGTACATGAAACGAGGTTATATCGTAGGTGGGTTTCAAAAAGGAACTCAATACGAACATCTTGTTGGTAAGTTTGTAGGTAACGTAGATAATTTGTCTACAGGTAAATGCGTTCTCAAAATCGAGGGCGATAAACGTACAACTCTTTAATTAGGAGGCACTAATGCAAAAATTTAAATTATATCAAATTCATCTTACTGATGCAGAAGTTGACAAAGTAAATGCTGAAGGACATAATAGTGTTCCTAAGCATCTAACTAAGTTAGATATGTCTTTTGCTAAAAATGATGTAGGTTCTTTGGCTAAAAAGGCAATGGACAATAATTGGTACACTCATGTATCAAACATTACTGCCGATAGTATGGAACAAGTATTTGAAATCGGTAACATTGGTCCAGAAGAAAACATTGAGCGATTGGCTCCTATGTATTCTGTTAGTGTTAGTGACGTAGTTGAAAATGAAGATGGCAAACAATTTGTTTGTGCATCAATTGGTTGGCAAGAGGTAGCATAATGATACGAATTTTTAATAGTGCTTATTATGAAGATACTGGTGAGGAACGTCTAATACCTTTAAAAGAAGCCAATATCATAGAACAAAAAATAGATGCAAGTGGCCGTCCTTATATATTCTTTGAGCATAAAGATTATCCATTAGGTGGTCTACGTGCATGGTTTGACGGTAAATATTGGCAATGCGACTTTGATGGGATGGAGAATTAATATAATGGCTGTTCGTAAAAAATCTGTTGAAGAACTTGTAATAGACCTTGATGGTCCTAACGGAAATGCTTTTTATCTTTTAGGTACGGCTCAACAATTTAGTCGTGACTTAGGATTAGATGGTAATAAAATAATTGAAGAAATGAAGTCTGGAGATTATATAAATCTTCTCAAGACTTTTGAAAACTACTTTGGTAGTTATGTAACTTTAGAAACTAACAATAAACAATATTTGGAGGCTTTGTGAAGAAACAGGAACAATTAAGAAATCCCGTAAGGGTAAAAGTTGATGGTAAAGATGTTACCAGAGACACAAGTGTAGACGATGCATATCGTGTACAAAAATTAATGACTCAAATGAATCCTGAGTCCAAAGTTGAAATTGTAAATGTAGAACCTACAAGAGGTTATACTAAATCAATTTACGAATTCTAAAAACCAGGTACGTAACTCCACATTTTCGCAGTACGTATTTTCATAGCGGCTAGTTCTTCATCGAACTGGCCGTTATTCTTTTTGATATTAGTCTGAATTTCATCTGTGATATCATACCACTTTTCTTGATTAATCAAACTAATGATAGAACTATTTTCAATAGTATCTGTTCCTTGATTAAAGAAATAAAATAACAAAGCATCAAATTGTGGTTGTGATATATCTTTCTTAACAAACTTTTCTAAAACATTTCCAATATTTCTAAGTTGTTTATCTAATATAAACTTTGCCATATTCTTTGTAATCTTACCACTAGAAATGTCTATTCGTTGTGATGCAACTGTAACAAATCCATAACGTATTTCTGTATCTGTAACTTGATATCCATAACCTATTTTATTATCACCTGATATTTCTAATACAGGTTCTTGTGAATCAATAACTGCATCTTTACTCATATTACTAAAAACTAA